GGCATTACCAACAACACCTATAACTTCTTCTGTAACTAATCCATCTTGTCTGATGTTAAATTTGAGTTTTGTTTGTTCTGGCATAATTAGAATTGTTTAGGATGGGTTACTACATCTCCATGTATTTCACCAATATCATCTATATGAGCATGATCGATTTGCTCAATATGTAGGTGTTCTAAAGCATTAGCAATTCTTTCAAGTGCTGAAGCGATTCTAGTAAACTCTTCGCTCATAATAAAATTTTATCTATATTAATTATACCAATAAAAAAGGGGATCGTCAAGATCCCCTTTATATTTTTTATAGATACTCCTTTCGAGTATGATGATCTGGAACTATTTTCTTTAACTCCACAGTGAGGAGTCCATCTTCAAACTTGACGGATCCAATCTTCGTATCGTCTGTGATCGTC